CATATCTTTCAAAAGATCCTCAGTTTGTTCCTAACGATGAACCTTTAAGTTTTTCGCTGTTTCATGGTCTTTGACAATGAAGTTACATAACAAATATCTTACCAACACAGTTTGATAATACATCATCAAACATAAGTTGCATATCATTGGCAAGTGTATTGGCAATATCTTGACGTTCGCTTTCGTCACGATATTCAGGTTTGATATTTAGGTACTTTGATGGATTGCCCCAATTTTGACGACCGTAACCTAAACTAGCAGGAAAAGGATTGAATTTAATACTTCCTGTACCTAAATACTGTGCAAAGATTTCATATAGAAATTCATATGGACGATTAATCTTTCCTGAACGGCTACTATGTTGAGTTCCGATAGCATTAAACAATGCACTATATTCCCGTCTTAAATCAAACTTAAAAGAATCACGCCAGGATCGTTCTCGTGAGTTAGTAGTTTTGCCGTAATATTCAGTCAAGCATTCATTAACATTATTAAAAAAGTGCTTTTCTGCTTCTGTCCATGCATGCCACACTGAGTTTCTTCTAGCATCGGCTTGTATAGCATGACCAAATCTATGTGCCATCATCCATGGTGTTAAAGGAACCTTATCTGCACCAGAGTTTCCTACGAATACAACTGTGATCGCATCCTGACTTCCATTGATAATCTTATCAGCATATTTACCAAATATCCTTTTTACGTTTTCGGGGGACATAGGGCCGTATTCAGCATACTTTCCGGTACCGGGAATATTACTAAAGAATAGTCTAAAATCGTATGGAGTTTGTTGAAAGAACTTTACTGCCTTGAGTTGATTGGTAGGATGAGGGACAAGTTTCTTGTCAACCCCTCTGAATGGACCCGGTTTATTAAAATCACCCATTGGTTCAAAATCAGTTATAGGGGCTTCAGTTGTAAATTCTTTTGCTCTCATTACTTTAAATTACCTTTATTTTTATCAGAACCTAAAGCAACACTAATAATTTTCTTATGGTCAAATGCTATAGGAAGATGATCTAGTTTATTAACAGGTATCCATTTGGCTACTGAAGCATCATCTCCGGCTTGTACTTCAGTCTTCTTTGTATTTATTAAAAAAGCATAGCTCCAAGCATCACGCATTCTAGGATCACGATTAGGAGTATCGAATCTACCAATATAACGCATAGCACTATTAGTCACTAGACCAGTCTCTTCTTCAAGTTCACGTTTTGCTGCTTGTTCCGGTGTTTCTCCGGGATCAATAAACCCTCCCGGCAAAGCCCAATGATTAGCATAAGGGTCATTCTTTCGCTTGATCATTAGTATTTCATTATCAGCAATAACAACATTATCCACAGTAAGTAATACTAATTTAGTAGCCAAGTTGTTTTCTACATCAAACGCATAATTATAACCTAAACGTGGCTTATCTTTTACTTGTGGAGAAAGTTTGATGGTTTTACCTGTGTCTAGTGTTACTACGCTACCATCATAATCAGTGACCTTAAAGGGACCAATGACATCTTCCATGATAAATTTTAGTTTAGTGAATTCACTGGCTCTCATATTTTCCTAAATGTTTGATGTATTTATTCAATTTGATAAATATAATAATGCGTTTTAAAGAATTTAAAAATATTCAAATAAATGAAATTAACATGGCTCCGGGAAACCTAGCAAGAGCAGTACAAGGTATTAACGCTCTAGCTGGAATGGAATTTGAAATGGTTGTTCCTAATGTAGACGTAAATGAAAATCCTTCAGAACCAGATTATNATNNTGATGAAAGACCTAGTAGTATTGATGAAATTTGTGAGTTTTTTGATCAAGGAAATCATAATTCCCCAGAAACAATTAGACGTTTAAGACGAGACCTTGAANNCCAATTCAATGATTATGAAACTGCACTGTTACAGGATGAATGGGATAGTTACACAGGTCGTGATTACTTAGAAGAATGGGTANAAAATAATGTATCTGATGATGAAATTATTGCCGAATTAAATTTNGATGATGATGCAGAGGTAGGTGATGAAGAACAAGAAAAGTTTATAAGATTAATATCAGATACCCATAATGATTTTTATGATAACGCCAGAGAAAGTTTTGAACGTGACAACCGCGGTAATTTAAGTGAAGATGAATTTTTACATAATGAAGGCTATAAATTTATGACCGATGTAAAAGATGCTTTTGATTTAGAATGGCCTGTTTGGTCTGAACGTAGCAGTGATTTACGATCAATAAAAGATGTAGCATTGGATTTTTCAGATTTTATCGGTCGTCCAGTATCATGGTCAGATCAGGCACACAGCACCAAGAGAGAACCAAATAAATACAACGTAGAACCTGATGTTAGTATAAGTGCAAACAGTCTTGACGATGGTGGACTAGAATTTATAAGTCCTCCATTAGCGTTACCNAATTTATTAAATGATTTGAATAAAGTAAGACTATGGGCACAAAGACAAAGTTGTTATACGAACAGATCATGCGGACTACATATAAATGTGAGTGTACCTGGATATGATATAAGTAAATTAGATTACGTAAAGTTGGCGTTGTTGCTAGGTGACGAGTACGTATTAAATCAATATGGAAGAATAAACAGCACATATGCTAGATCAGCATTACAAGACATAAGAACTACTGTACAAAATAATCCCAAAACTGCCAGTATTCTGTTACAACAAGCTAAAAAACATATGGAAGACGTAGCTTCAAAGATAATACATTCTGGGGAAACTACAAAATATGTTAGTATTAATACTAAAGATGGGTATGTAGAATTTAGAAGTCCAGGTGGTGATTGGTTAAAAATATTAAATACTAAACCAGGTATGATTCAAAGCACATTAATGAGATTTGTTGTCGCATTAGATGCTAGTATTAAACCAGAGTTATATCGTAAGGAATATCTTAAAAAATTATATAAACTATTAGGAGCTAAAGAGTATCAACCAAATGATCCAATCACACTTTTCTCACAATATGTATCAGGGCAGATATCTGCGGCTGACTTAAAAAGGCTGATTGATAGTTTACAATTCAATAGAAAAGTTAACAAGGTAGTAACAGCGACTACACCTACTACACCAAATCAAAATTCTGAAACTCAACCAAAGTAGTCCATCAATGATGTAGTGATTTCTGGGTCAATTGACCCAGAAACTGTTCAAAGATATCGTAATTAGTGAATCAATAAGTAGCTGCCTAATACGTCAATACGATTAGCAGCATCATCACCGTCACCTGGTTTAACAATGACATTCCATTTATGTTTATTTTTCTTATCTACTGGAATACGCATCATTTCATCATAAGTGAGTACTGATTTAGGTTTAAGACTATACTTGATAGCAATACGTTGTTTAACTGCATTTTTTGCATCTTCATTCTTATATTGCCACTTACCTGCTTCATCTTTTTCTAATGCATCAGCAAAGACTGCTTTTGGAACAATCTTACTATTTTTAGTCTTAGCAAAATCAATCTTCTTTTCTTGGCTTGGTAACGCACCCATTGAGAAATTGATAATGAAGTTATNTGGTTTGCTACTTTGAGCAACACCTGCTAATTTAGTGTAAGCATAGAAATCTACTGTTGGGAACTTCTTAGCAAGATCAAATGCCTTTGCTAGATATTGTGGACTAAAGAAGTCACCTGCATCATGCCAACGAATGATTGTTTTAATACCTTTCTTTTTATTCTTTACTTCATGAATAGCAAGTTCGTCTGCTAATTGAGACATAAATCCATCTGGATCGTTATACAAGAAGTTTAAGGTTCTTGTCTGAGATAAACTACTTGCCTTCCATTGTACATAACCGCCTTTCATAGCATAGCAAACTAATTTACAACTACCTGCACCTGGGCAAGTGTCAATGATAATAAAGTCACCGGTATCTTCGTCTACTGCTAGACCTTTTAATGCAGGTAAACCTACATTATAGAATTGGCTTACAGTACCATCGCTGTGCTGCATCTTTTCATTTTGTTTAAGTATCTTTTTAGGTCTTTCGATAAGTAACCCGCGAAGTTTGTCTAAGTCATATTTTTCGCCGTTTTCACCAACAATTGGAATGTTACTACCATGGATAAATGGAAGTTTATATTTGTCCGTTTTCGCTTTATCTTTAGCAATAATTCTGTCAAGATATGAAACTAGTTCATCTTTTTCAAGTTTGCGATGACTAGCTCCGCCTAATTTCGCTTCGTCTACTTCTTCTTCTTTGGGTTCAATACCTGCACTTTTAAGAAATTGGGCAAGACTCATGACCTTCAAACCTTTTGAAAGTGGTTTTGCAGCTTCGGTAATTATATTTAAAATTTTTCTGAAATCCATGTTGACAATCCTATTGGTTTATAGTACTATTTATACATTATGACATTCAACAGTAACATTCAACGTCTTGGTTTTGCTTGCAAATGGGCAGAAATCAACAAAAAGGGTGAAATCGCAAGTGTTGAAGGACTCAACACAGGTGGAACAACCCACGCATGGGCTAAACGTCAAAAATCACAACAAATCGTTGAGGATAAGCTAATTGAAGTAGCCAAGCGCAATATCACTAACACGTATAATNTAATCAAGAAAGTTAGTGAATTGCCCCCATGCTTGCGTATGGTACGTATCACTAGTGNTATGCTATCATTTTATACTATGGACGAATTCCAGTACTTCTGGAAGCGTCAAGATGTTCAGGACAGTCTAGCACGTTGGTTTGCACCACTAGGTGATCTGGCTCGCAAGAATGATGTGCGACTGTCATTTCACCCAGACCAGTTTGTGGTTCTTGCTAGTGACCGTCCTGAGGTAGTAAATAAGAGTATTGATGAATTTGAGTATCATACTGACATGGCACGTTGGATGGGTTATGGTAGTAAATTTCAGGACATTAAGATCAACGTACATATCTCAGGCCGTCAAGGTCCCGAAGGTATCAGAAAAGCATATACAAGACTTAGCCCTGAGGCACGTAATTCATTGACTATCGAGAATGAAGAAATGAGTTGGGGTCTTGACTCATGTTTGGAGCTTGTTGATCTAGTACCAATCGTACTAGACATTCATCATCACTATATCAATACAGGAGAATACATTGAAGCAACTGATGATCGCATTAAAGTTATTAGTGATAGTTGGCGCGGTGTGCGTCCTGTCGCCCATTTTAGCGTTTCAAGAGAAGAATATCTATCTACCCATAACCGCAATAGTCGTCCATGCTTAACAACATTGTTAGAGTCAGGATTGAACAAACAAAAATTGAGGGCACATTCCGATTACATGTGGAACAATGCCGTCAATGACTGGGCTTATACTCATTGGCAGTGGGCGGATACTATGGTAGAAGCAAAGTCCAAAAACTTAGCCAGTTTTAGATTGTATGAGTATTGGGAAGGCCTCAAGGTATAAGTCTTTTTCTTTTGGGAATTGCCGTTCCGCGAACTACACATTTATTTATGCCAATTTATATTGACTTTTCTGTATAATGGTGTTATATTTGATATCAATTACACTAAGGTAAAGAACATGTTTGATAAATTAAAAAATATTTTGGGTTTAGAAGTGAAAAAAGAAGAGCTACGGCTTAATCCTCTGAGCGAGGATTCTCCTAAGCCCGAAATAAAGAAAGAAGAGCCAGAGACTAATTCTACAAGTGAGAATGCTCCTAAGCCTAAACCTAAGCCTAAACCTAAGGCTAAATCTAAGGCTAAGGCTAAACCTAAAACAAAGAAGAAAAAAGAAGAACCTACATTGTCAGCTAAAGATTTAGCTACTAAGGAAGGTGAACCATATATCGCTATTAACAAAGTAATCATTGACCCAAATGACCTTAATAACGGTGCATTTGAGTTAGATTGGAATGATAAATTTTTAGTCAATCTAGTAAAGCAGGGTTACAAGATTAAAAAGGAAGACACCGATCAGGAAATTGTTGATCGTTGGTTCCAAACTGTATGTCGTAATATCGCACTTGAACTGTATGAACAAGAAGTCGCTGATCCAGACAAGCGTAGCAGCGGTGAAATGCGAGTAATTCGNCAAAGGGATTTGGGTAACGGTCGTACTGAAGTTAGTTGACTTTCGTAATCAGTTAGTATAATATACGTATATTATTCTATTAAATAGGTACACTAGTGAAATACGCCCTTATCGACACAGCTAATACATTCTTCCGTGCCCGTCACGTTGCCAGTCGCAATAGCGATACTTGGGGAAAGATTGGTATGGCATTACATCTGACACTAGCAAGTGTTAATCAGGTTGTGCGCAAATATGGTATCGACCATGTTGTATTCTGTCTTGAGGGTCGCAGTTGGCGTAAGGATATCTACCCACAATACAAGGCTCATCGTAGAGTTGCTGAATCAGCACTCACTGAGGCAGAACAAGAAGAAAATAAAATGTTTTGGGAAACGTATGATGTGTTTACTACGTTCCTACGTGAAAAGACTAACTGCTCTGTGTTGCGCCATGAACGTGCAGAAGCAGATGACCTTATCGCACGTTTTGTACATTTGCATCCTAATGATGAACATTACATCATTAGTAGCGACACTGATTATATTCAGTTGATCACTGAAAATGTAAAGCAGTATAACGGTATCACCAATCAACTAATTACACTTGACGGTTACTTTGATGATAAAGGTAAGCCTGTAAAAGACAAGAAAACAAATGAACCTAAGAAGTTAGATGACCCGCAGTTTCTATTGTTTGAAAAGATCATGCGTGGCGATGCAGGCGACAACGTATTCAGCGCATACCCAGGTGTTCGCACTAAGGGTAGCAANAATAAGGTAGGTCTTATTGAGGCATATGCTGATCGTACTAAGCAGGGNTTCAATTGGAACAACATGATGCTACAGCGTTGGAGTGATCCAGATGGTGTTGAATATCGTGTTAAAGACCTGTATGAGCGCAATCGTACATTAATTGACTTGACTGCACAACCTGAGGATGTTAAATCACTTGTTGACGAGTCTATTACTAATGGTGTTCGCACAGTGATTACACCAATGGTAGGCATTCACTTTATGAAGTTTTGCGGCAAATATGAACTTACTAAGATTAGTGAACAGAGCGATAGCTATTCTAAATGGTTGAATAATTCTTATGTAGGTCATCTAAAATGAAGAAGATTTACTATGAAAAGGT